CAGGTGGTTCCCCAGCAGAACAATATGTCCTTGAACAATTACAACAACACACAAAAATCCGTGATCGAAATGCTCTTGCAGCAATCATGGGTAACATTAAACAAGAAAGCAACTTCCATCCCGACATATGCGAAGGAGGGGCTAGAATTTCTTATGACGCTTGCCGTAGTGGGGGTTATGGTCTTATTCAATGGACCTCAATAAACCGCTATAATAATCTAGGTAAGTTCTGTGAGAAGTATGGTTGTGACCCTAGCAGTTTGGAAGGTCAGACTCGTTACATGATCAACGAATCTACTTTCCAGCGTCTACTTCCTGAATTTGAAGGTCGTGGGCACACAGTGTCACAGTATATGGTTCCATCTTTCTATTGGTTGGGATGGGGCATTAAAGGAAATCGAGAAACCTATGCATACGATTATTCTACGAAACTGGTACTAGAAGCATGATCAAAAGAATCAAAGAAACACTAGGACAAGTCTTTCATTCACCCGAGGCATCAGGAACATGGGGTGATGATATCACTGTAAACATGGATGGGGGTGTAGGTGGATCCTGGAAAGTTGAATGTGCAATTGATGAAGAAGTTGTGGACTGTGACGAAATGGACAATCCTCCTTTTGTCGGTGTTCCTGCTCCTGCTTACCTAGAGGACGATCCTTGGTTTGGTCCTGCTCCTGTTCGTTCAGAAAAGCAGAAGGATTATATGGAACGTGAGACTCAAATGAAACAGCAAGAAGAGGCAATTCGTTCCGAATTTACCGTCGAATCTGAAGATATTCATGCTAAGATGTATGAAATCGCAACCGCTTCAAACGGCACTGCGGTTCAACGTGATCCTATTGGCGGTTCTGAGAACTTCCAAGGTGGTGACAATGGTTACGGTTGGATGTCTGGCACTGGAATGGGTCAATTCAAATAGGTAGAAATACTCTAATTTTTCTATTGACGGAAAACCCTACTCCTGCTATACTAAATACCTGAACATGTTACGAAACGTAACGCTCAAACACCCCGCAAACCGAGACCTCTAGGGTGTCTAAATCACGTCTCTCATACCTCGTCTTAGGGTGGCGAGGAATAGTAACTCCACCATTTCCCTGATGGTCTTACTTATTTCTTATTCAAAATGGCTAGTTCAACTCTGTCACGCTCTCGCGTGTCTAACTGGGAATCCTTTTGCGATTGGGTTACCAGCACTAACAACCGTCTGTATGTCGGTTGGTTCGGCGTTCTGATGATCCCTACGTTGCTTGCAGCAACCATTTGTTTCATCATCGCCTTCGTCGGTGCTCCTCCTGTGGACATTGACGGTATCCGCGAACCCGTCGCTGGTTCACTCATGTATGGAAACAACATCATCTCTGGTGCAGTTGTTCCTTCTTCTAACGCTATTGGTCTTCACTTCTATCCCATTTGGGAAGCAGCAACTCTCGATGAGTGGTTGTATAACGGTGGTCCTTTCCAACTCGTAGTCTTCCACTTCCTGATTGGCATCTATGCCTATATGGGTCGTGAGTGGGAACTTTCATACCGTTTGGGTATGCGTCCCTGGATCTGCGTTGCATACTCTGCTCCAGTTGCTGCTGCGAGTGCAGTGTTCCTCGTCTATCCTTTCGGTCAAGGTTCTTTCTCTGATGCGATGCCTCTTGGTATCTCTGGTACATTCAACTACATGCTTGTCTTCCAAGCAGAGCACAACATCCTCATGCACCCCTTCCATATGCTCGGCGTAGCAGGTGTGTTCGGTGGTTCACTGTTCAGTGCAATGCACGGTTCTCTGGTTACTTCTTCGCTGGTTCGTGAGACCACCGAAACTGAGTCCCAGAACTATGGTTACAAGTTTGGTCAGGAAGAAGAGACTTACAACATCGTTGCTGCTCATGGTTACTTCGGTCGCCTGATCTTCCAATACGCTTCATTCAACAACTCCCGTTCGCTGCACTTCTTCCTCGCAGCATGGCCTGTTGTTGGTATCTGGTTCACTGCTCTTGGTGTTAGCACCATGGCGTTCAACCTGAACGGTTTCAACTTCAACCAGTCTATCCTTGATGGTTCTGGTAAGGTTCTGCCTACTTGGGCAGACGTTCTGAACCGTGCTGGTCTGGGTATGGAAGTTATGCACGAGCGTAATGCTCACAACTTCCCTCTTGACCTTGCTGCTGCTGAGTCCACTCCTGTGGCACTCACCGCTCCTAGCATCGGTTGATATAGGTTACATACAATTCGATAGGACCCTTCGGGGTCCTATTTTTTTTCTTAATTATGTGAAGTTTTATGATTGAATTACTTACTTACTATGTTATCGTTGCCGTTGTCTTCGTTGGGGCACCTGGAGTCTTCTTCTTCATTGTCTTCATGCCCGCTCTACAAAACACGAAAGGACGTATGGTTGGATATAATGATCACAAAACTTACGGTGATTCGTCCATCTACGAAAATACACCAAGTGATACCTCAAAATTCTTCTTACAAGTTAGCGGAAATAATTCGTGATACTTGGCCACAATTGTACTACTTAAAGGATAGAAAAAATGGTCGCTTCAACACTAAGTCCCCCGAGGAGGGGGTGGTTCGATGTCCTTGACGACTGGCTTAAACGAGATCGTTTCGTTTTTGTTGGCTGGTCTGGACTTCTTCTTTTTCCCACTGCTTATCTTGCTATTGGCGGTTGGCTTACTGGGACTGCTTTCGTCACGAGTTGGTATACTCACGGGTTGGCAAGTTCCTATCTGGAGGGTGCAAACTTTCTTACTGCGGCAGTTAGTACTCCAGCAGATTCTATGGGTCATTCTCTTCTGCTTCTCTGGGGTCCTGAGGCTCAAGGGGATTTCGTCAGGTGGTGTCAACTTGGAGGACTCTGGAATTTTGTGGCACTCCACGGAGCTTTCGCTCTAATCGGTTTCATGCTTCGCCAGTTTGAACTGGCACGTCTCATCGGTATCCGTCCCTACAATGCTATTGCGTTCTCTGGTCCTATCGCTGTTTTTGTTAGTGTCTTTCTCATCTACCCTCTGGGTCAATCGAGTTGGTTTTTCGCTCCATCTTTTGGGGTCTCAGCAATCTTCAGATTCCTTCTCTTCTTACAAGGATTCCATAACTGGACCCTGAATCCCTTCCATATGATGGGAGTTGCTGGTATACTGGGAGGAGCACTACTTAGTGCTATTCACGGCGTAACAGTAGAAAACACTCTTTATCAAGATGGCGAACAAGCAAACACTTTCAAAGCTTTTGACAGCACTCAAGAAGAAGAAACCTATTCAATGGTTACTGCAAACCGTTTCTGGTCCCAGATATTTGGAATTGCTTTTAGCAATAAACGCTGGCTTCATTTCTTTATGCTGTTTGTACCTGTTATGGGTCTTTGGACCTCTTCTATTGGAATCATTGGTCTTGCTCTCAATCTTCGTGCTTACGATTTTGTATCACAGGAGATTCGTGCTGCGGAAGATCCAGAGTTTGAAACGTTCTATACAAAGAACATTCTTTTGAATGAAGGTCTTCGTGCATGGTTGGCACCTATCGATCAACCTCATGAGAACTTTGTGTTCCCTGAAGAGGTGTTGCCAAGAGGCAATGCTCTGTGATATACTTGGGGGGTTGACGCCCCCCTTTTTCATGGAGATAAATAGTATGAAAGATTTTTAGACCACGATGAAAACATTCCAACAATTTATGGATGAATGTTATGATATTCAGGAAACATCACTGAATAGAATTCGTTCTAAGTCCCAGAAAGGTGGAATGGCTATTTTGTCTGGGCAGAGAGGAGACAAATCATCCAAAGAAAATAAGGAAAGAAGCAAGAGAACTGAAAGAAGGATTCGTGGTGCTGGTCTTCCTGGTCCAACAAAAGTTTCTGGAAGATACACAGAGAATCCTGGTACGCCTCAGGAGAAGAAAGTAGGTGAGAAGTCTCATGTAGTTTCTTCTGGCAAGATGGGCAAGAGAAAGTTCAAGAAAACAGTTGAGAAACTGGGCACAGAGGCTGGACTTAAGCACAAAAAGAATGTAAAATCAGGAGCAAGCAAAGACGATCAGGACTCAGTTTTAATCCAACGCAAGAAAGGTGGATCTGCTACACTCAAAGGAACTTCCAAAACATCTTGGCCAGGTAAGGGTAAGAATGTTAAGGTAGGGAAGATGAAACCAGGACGCACTGGTGAATTTGATACCAAAGTCAAAAACAAAACATTTACTTATGAAGAAGACTAAATTCCCACTCCCGCATGTGGTCCTGGAGGACAAGAAAGAAGTCTGGATTCTTTGCACCAGTGCCATTACTGCGATGGGTATTAGTGCAATGATGGATCGTCATTTCCCTGGATACAAAGGACACATTGCATCCAGAGAATACTTTGATGAATTGACACAATGAACAGTTGGTTTGTCCTTATTTACTTCACTTGCTTTGCCTTGATTGCAGGTGCCGCATTCGCTATGATGTGGTCGAACATTCAATCAATTAATAAAGCAATGAATGAACCCATCAAACGAAAACATCCAGAAGCACCTGATCCTGGTGAGGAAGTGATGTATGTTGATGTATCACAAATGAATAGTCAACAATTCAATGATACCAAACAATCATTAGAGAATCTTTATAGACAAGATAATGATTAATGATATAATGGGGGTCTTCGGACCCTCTTTTTTTATCTAAATATAAGTATGAAACTGCCTAAAATTCCAAATGAGCACTTGACTCCTGAACTGAGGGAGATAGTAGGTGATGGAGATTTGGAATTTGAATCGATTGTAGACCCGATGGATGTAATGGATATTCAAATAGATCCTGATTCTTATTATGAGGATCGTCTACATGCAGCAAAGTTACTCGTAGAATCTAGGAATAATCTAAATGAGATACAAAGACACAATAAAGGGGGCAAAAAAGATCCTCAAGACAGCAAAGAAACATCCTGAGTTATACAACGAACATGAATTACTATATGTACGTATGATTAAAAAACAAGCACAGCGAGCATTAGAAAAGAAACAGTCACAACTTGACGGTAATCAGTAATTATTCAGTAACATTTGTAAGTATTAACACTTATAAATATTCCTCGTAACGTTACAAAATTGTAACACTTGCCACTTCTTCAGGTATGTGTTATAATCTTCCCAACGCAGACAAGTCGAGTCTGCTTTCATCTGCGGGTAATCACTCCGCAAGTAAAAACAAAACGAGGTATTTTCAAATGATCAAAACTGCTTTCGCTGCTGCCGCTGCAGCTGCTGCTTTCGCTGCTCCTGGTGCTGCCCTTGCAGGTCCGTACGTCAACGTGGAAACCAATGCAGGTTGGACGGGTTCGGATTACACTGGTGCCGCTACAGATTTCCATGTAGGCTACGAGGGCGCTCTCGGTGAGTCTGCTTCCTACTACGTTCAGGGTGGTGCTACTCTGCTGACTCCTGACAGTGGTACTGATGAAACTGTTCCTTCTGGTAAGGCAGGTGTTGGTGTTGCTCTGAGCGATGCTCTTGGTGCATACGGTGAGGTCTCCTTCGTCGGTTCTGGCGACAGCGATATCGATCGCGGATATGGTGCTAAACTGGGTCTGAAGTATTCCTTCTGATCACTGCATATATAAGGTAAACTAAGGGACTCCTGGAGTCCCTTTTTTATTCTTTCGCACACATCAACTATGACTAATTTTGCTGTATACACCAAACCTGGTTGTCCATACTGCACAAAAATTAAACAAGTTTTAGAGGGCAAAGGATTTTCTTATAGGGAATATCAATTAGATAAAGACTTTGATAGAGAATCTTTTTATGGTGAGTTCGGTGAGGGTAGCACTTTTCCTCAAGTTCTGCTAAACTCAAAGAAGCTCGGCGGATGCGTCGATGCTGTTAAATACATGCGACAAAAAAATCTTATCTGATGAATCCTGAATTTTATGATCTTGTTGAAAGGGCAATCGATGTTGCGTTTGAAGAGGACAAGTATCTGTTTAGATGCTACAACTATCTCCAATCAGCAAAGATAACTAGAAAACAAGCGCGTGAATTTATTGACTCTGCTACTGCAAACTCTGTAAAGGCATTGATAAATGATCTTGAAGAGTATATCAAAGGTGGAAATAAACAACTTAAAGAAGCATATGGACACTTAGGGAAACCTAAAGCAAGGAAGATTAGATCTTATCTTCAAGGTGTTCTAGATGATGCTTCTCGTTATGAACATGATCGTAGACCAGGGCGTAAGAAGCGTACTAAATAATGTCAGAGTTCTAACATAGGAGGTTGGTTTCCATATTATTGCTGACCATATAAAGGAGGGAAACCATGTTAACAGCATTAGTTGTTTTAGTTATACTTGGTGCTTTCATTCTAGGCATCACAGTTTCCTGGCTAGCGAAAGGTTACGTTGAAGATTTTATCGAAAACGCAGCATATGCAAAGTCAGTTACTCATCCCGAAATGTTTGACGCGGATGGCAACATGTTACATGATGATTTAATTTACATCAGACCAGAAACAAATATCTGGGAACTTGATGACGAAGATGAAGACTGATTCTAGGAGTTATTATGCCTACACGATCTATTGACAATAGCAACTCTAGGTTGCTACTTAGTGAAATCTTGAGAAAGGTTTCTAATGCAAAAACGAAGAAGGAGAAAATTGATCTCCTTCGTAAACACAATACACCCGCTCTTCGCCAACTAATGATTTGGAATTTTGACGAGAGCGTCATCTCTATGATCCCTGAAGGGGAGGTTCCTTACACGCCGAATGATGCACCTGTAGGGACAGATCATACTCGTCTGGAACAAGAGTATAGAGGTTTCTTCCGTTTCGTAAAGGGTGGACAAGATCGTCTCCCAAGTATGAAACGAGAATCTATGTTCATTCAACTACTGGAGGGTCTCTCTGCTGAGGAGGCAGAACTCCTTTGTTTAGTTAAGGATGGACAACTGTCTACAAAGTACAAAAGAATTACTAAGGCAGTCGTTTCTGAAGCATTCCCATCTATTGAGTGGGGAGGTCGCAGTTGAGCAAAGTAAGAATTCTACAGCAGGGATGTGATCCATCTGCTGCAGAAGATACATCACTACCATATACAACATACTTGGTTGAATACCTGCAAGATGGTATCACCAAGTTTGATATTGTTATTGCCAATAAGAAAGTTGATGTATTTGATTATTATTGGGATCTATATCGACACGACTTCGTGACATTTAACCAAACTAATGGTAGAATTAATCCGAAGTTATGGAATGACCCATCAAAACCAAAAGGTAAAAAGAAATGACAGTCTACAATTTGAAAACTCCCGCTCCTGAACCTACTGAAGCGGACATTCTTGCTGCAAAGAAAGCAGAACAAGAGAAGAATGTGAAAGCAGTTGCTAAAGGTATTGGTGTATTTGTCAAACCTTTAGTTCTTATGCTATTATGGAATTGGCTAATGCCAGGGTTGTTTGGTCTTCAAACTATTGGATACCTGAAAGCATTTGCTATGTGTATTATCACTCATATTCTTTTCAAAAATGATGAATCAGAAAGTTGAACTAGTATCCGTCACCCCAGATGCTGAAAAGACGATGGGGTATGTTGCAAGAGTCAGCAACCCCTCTAACCAGGACAATCCAAAGGTTGCTGGTCTTCTTAAGTATTGCATTAAACACGGGCACTGGAGCGTCTTTGAGCAGGCGTTCATGACCCTTGAGATTCATACTACCAGGGGACTAGCAGCTCAGCTGCTCCGCCATAGGAGTATGACATATCAAGAATTTTCACAACGCTATGCTGATTCTTCCCTACTCACGGAGGAGATCCCTCTACCTGAACTACGCCGTCAAGACACCAAGAATCGTCAGAATTCTATTGATGATATTGACCCGTTTGTCAAGCAAGAGTTTGAGATCAAGATGAGGAAACACTTTGATGCTGGCATGAAACTCTACAAAGAGATGCTCGATGCTGACATCGCAAAGGAGTGTTCTCGTTTTGTGCTTCCCCTCGCCGTGCCAACAAAATTGTACATGACAGGATCAGTTCGCTCGTGGATTCACTATATAGATTTACGATCTGGACATGGAACCCAGAAAGAACATATGGAGATTGCTAATATGTGCAAGGCAATCTTTGTAGAACAATTCCCTATTTGTGCAGAAGCAATGGAGTGGACCTAATGCCTACTTACCCAGTAAAACATAAAGAGACGGGAGAAACAAAAACTCTCTCCATGTCTATGAAAGAATATGATCAGTGGAGAAAAGACAACCCTGATTGGGATAAAGATTGGATGGCGGGTGTCGGAGGAATGACTTACGGCACACCTAAACATTCTGATGGATTTAAAGAAGTAATGTCTAAAGTCCAGAAAGCACATCCCCGTTCAAACTTGAGTCGATACACCTAAACTATGGCAAGAGCACGCAAAAGGAACACTACTAGTAATCCTGTCCCTCCTCATATGACTGCTAAACAGATCAAAAGGAAAAAACCTATTGATAAGTCTTACATGGTTCCTATCAAACCATTGACAGACAATCAGAAGGTTGCATTTGATGAGTATGGTTTGCAAAAAAACCTACTCTTGCATGGTGCAGCGGGAACTGGTAAAACCTTTATTACATTGTATCTTGCTTTGCAGGAGGTACTTGACGAAAATACACCTTATGATAAAATATACATTGTAAGGTCTCTTGTTCCTACAAGAGAGATTGGTTTCCTTCCTGGAGACCATGAGGATAAGTCTGCGCTTTATCAGATTCCATATAAGAACATGGTTAGATACATGTTCAGTATGCCTGATGATAATTCGTTTGATATGCTTTATGACAACTTACGAGCGCAGGAAACTATTAGTTTCTGGTCTACTTCTTTTATCCGTGGAGTTACTCTTGATAATGCTATTGTCATTGTTGATGAGTTTTCTAACCTGAACTTCCACGAACTCGATTCGATGATCACTCGTATCGGTGAAGACTCTAAGATCATGCTGTGTGGTGATATCACTCAGTCTGATCTAGTAAAAGATTCAGAAAAGTCTGGTATCTCTGACTTCATCAGGATCCTTCAAGAGATGCAAGAATTTGCATGTATTGAATTTGGTATTGATGATATCGTCCGTTCTGGTCTGGTTAAATCTTACCTTATTAATAAATACAATCTTGGTTTCTGATGTTTGAATTTGTAAATGTCGATCTCAATAATCATGTTGAGGTTGATCCTGTGAACCGTGACGGGGTTAGGTTTTATCCTATTCCTGGAGCAGATAAATATTACCCGAGTGTTACCTCAATCACATCGTTCCAGAACGCTAAGTTCTTCAAAAAATGGAGAGCAAAAATTGGTGAAGAAGAGGCAAATCGAATTACTGCTCGTGCTACACAACGGGGCACTGCATATCACAACATAGCAGAAGACTATTTCAAAGGAGAACTGAATTTAGACAGATACTTGGAAAATAATCCATTATCTGTTAGAATGTTTCAGTCAGCAAAGTCTACGTTAAATCGTATCAATAAAATTTATTGTTTAGAGACTTTCCTTTACTCCCATTTTCTCGGTTTAGCAGGTCGAGTGGACTGTATTGCTGAATTCGATGGTGAGTTGGCAGTAATCGATTTTAAAACCTCCACTAAAGAAAAAAAGGAATCATACATCGAGCACTATTTTGTGCAAGAGACTGCATATGCAGCAATGTTCCTTGAGCGTTCAGGTATAGAGGTAAAGAAAATTGTCACACTTATCGCCACCGAAGAGGGAACTATTCAAGTGTTTGAGAAGTACAATCTTGATGACTATTTACAACTACTTAAGTCCTATATTAAAGAATTCGTCACCTATCATGAAAGACAATCTGTTGGATGACAAGTTTATGACACCGACGAAATTCTCTCAGGAGATTGAACGTCTAGTCAAAACCAGCAAAGGACTTATTTCTTATATTGAAGCAGTAGTTACTTACTGTAATGAAAATGAAATTGAAGTGGAAACTGTCCCTAAACTGTTATCTAAACCACTAAAAGAACGTCTTCGCCATGAAGCGATGCGTTTGAACTACATGAAACAATCATCTAAAGGAGTCTTACCACTGTGACAGGTTTTGAAGTGTATAAGATGTATCTTGCACTCAAGCAACACTTCACTAAACAAGACTATGATTATTTCAAATATAGAGGTAAAGTTCGTGCCAATGAACAATCTTTTGAACAGCGGCGCGATCGTTACTTCTTTAAAAAATTAGCGACAAGGTATTCCAACGATGAAGTTATGGATTACTTTGTCGCTAATTTTGTTAATGATCCTAAAGGATATCTACAGTCTTTTAGTAAGGATATCTACACCGATTGGAAGACGAATCGAGAGTCTTTTACATATAAATTTAAACAGGATGTCAATACATTATTAGATGATTACCAGACTCCCTACACAGAAGCATTTGAAAAATTATTTACTCTGGAATCGGGACATCCTCCAATCATTAAACATTACCTTGCTGGCAATATCTCTATCGAAACATTAGTCGTATTTGAAAGATGCTTAGGATTCGTCTCTAATTTTGATAAGAAGTTGAACGATCCTATATGGAAAGATATCCGCATCAGAACATTAAAGTATGCGCCTTTTGTTAATATAAACTGTCAGATTTACAAGAAAGTCTTACTAGAAACCATCAGGACGAAGTTATGAGTTTTTTTCAATCAGAACAAGTACAAGGAAACTTACAAGACATTTTTAATACCTATCAACAACTGTCATACATGACATCTAGACTTCCTGGAATGAACAAGGAAGAAAAGAAAGACCATATTGAAAAGTGTAAAACTTTGATTGAAAAGCAAAGAAACTTTTACACTCGTTTATGTCTTGCTTCCTCTACTGATGAAGAGGCAGCAGAGATGAAGACTCGAATTGATGCTTTGTCTCACGCCTTTGGGTATTCACATCTTGCTGAGTGCCTGGAGGCTATGGTTAGGACACTCGAACAAGCGGCAAAGAAAGAGTTTGACACCTGATATATATTATGCTATCCTTACAGGGTAGTCAATCAAATACAACTACACACAATCAATACGGAGAATACGATTATGTCATTCGCATCCCTCAAGAAAGCGTCTTCCGCTGGCAACACGTTTGCTAAGTTGACCCGAGAGATCGAAAAACTAAACCAACCAGCAGCAGGTTCTGGCGCTGATGAGCGTCTTTGGAAACCTGAACTGGACAAGTCTGGTAACGGATTTGCCGTTATCCGATTCCTTCCCGCTCCCGATGGCGAAGAAATGCCTTGGGCAAAGATCTGGTCTCACGCCTTCAAGGGTCCTGGTGGACAGTGGTATATTGAGAACTCTCTCACCACTCTCGGCAAGGATGATCCTGTTGGTGAAATGAACCGCGAACTTTGGAACAGCGGTCGCGATAGCGATAAAGAGATTGCTCGTGCTCAAAAGCGTAAGCTTTCTTACTACTCCAACATTTACGTTGTGAGTGATCCTGCTCATCCCGAGAACGAAGGTAAGGTCTTCCTGTACAAGTTCGGAAAGAAGATCTTTGACAAACTCGTTGAAGCAATGCAACCTGCATTTGCAGACGAGACTCCCATCGATCCTTTCAACTTCTGGAAAGGTGCTGACTTCAAACTGAAGATCCGCAAGGTCGATGGTTATTGGAATTATGATAAGTCTGAATTCGCTTCACCTGGAACTCTGGGTGGGTTTGATGATGATAAACTGGAAGGCATTTGGAAGCAGGGGTATTCCCTTGCAGAGTTTGAAGATCCTAAGAACTTCAAGTCCTACGAACAACTGAAAGCACGTCTGAACCTGGTGCTGGGTAAAACTGCACCTGCTGCACGTCCTATTGATGAATCCCTTGAGGATGAGTCTGAAGGTCGCGGTTCTTTCAATGCTCCTGACATCACTCCTTCTAATCAACCTGATTGGGGTGCTGAAGTCAAGGACTTCCGTCAGAAGGCAGTTGCATCTTCTCCTGTAGAAGATGAGGATGATACTCTGTCCTACTTTGCTAAACTCGCTGAAGAAGACTGAAATAGACAGTAATATATCTGTCACAAGGGAGTAACATTTACTCCCTTTTCTGCAGTATAATTATTACATACACACAGAGGTTCACTATGAAACTTGCACTCGCTGCCCTCCTTCTCTTCAGTTCTGTCCCCGCTGCTCAAGCATATGAGTCTCAGAGTGGATATGCTAAAGAGCAAAAGTGTTTCAAGAAGGTGTATCGTGAGCGTTACATCCCTGGCACTATGAAAAATCCTGGTTATGTAAAGACCGAAAAGAAACGTGTTCGCGTTCCTTGTCAGAAGATGTTTGGCGAAGACATCTGGCGTCAACCTACATACGAAGATACGTACTATCCCACTCCTCGTCGCACTTATCGTCCTGCAGAACGAGTTAGACATCATCATGTAGATGATAACTCCTGCATCGAAGGTTCTATCATTGGTGGTATTGCAGGTGGCGGAGCAGGTGCTGCTATGTCCCGTGGTGATGGTCGCTGGTGGGCAATCCCTCTCGGAGTTGTTGGTGGTGCAATGGTAGGATGCCAAATTGATGGGGGTTAATAATGTCCCATCGATTCGACGAGATCAAACCGCCACATCATCCAACCAAAGAAGAAGTTCAGGAGATGATTGACGATGCAATACGCAGACACAATCGTAACGCTTCAATTATTAGTTTTTGTGTTGGTTGGGTTGTTCTTGCACTTTTTGCTGAGGGTCTTCTTCGACTTATTGGAGTGATTGAACCTCTATTCCCATGGCTCAAAATTACATTGAACTAATTGGAACGATTACTATAGGTGTCCTTGGTGTGATTCTTATCTGCCAAGGACACTTTATCATGTTTGGAAAACATGGTTACAAGCACACTGAAAGAGAGCAGCACAAACTAGCGACCATGCGTAAGAGGGTCGAAGAATTGATGGGCAAAACCAAAAACGACCTTTGATTCCCAGAAAGTCGGAAAAAAAATCGCGGTAAAAAATCGGTCTCTAGGGTTTTCTGAACTGCTGCTCCAGCATAATACGAAGTAAATTATCCTTCATCAGTTGAAGTGCTTCTTGCTCCCAAGGTTCCCGATTATTACCAGGCCATTTATCTAAATGAAAACAAACGGACTTATACAGTAGTATGAGTCCGTCTTTTGTTATATGCATATCAATGATATCGTCTGGATTAATACCCTCCATATCCTCCGCCCGAACTACCGCTGCTACCAGAGGATCCAGACGAACCGCTAGAACCAGAAGACCCAGAGGATCCAGAAGAACTACTAGAACTACTAGAACTAGAAGAAGTGCTCGTAGAGGTTGTTGTGGTAGTAGTTGAGGTTGTTGCAGTATCACTTGTAGTGCTTGTCACCGTACCAACAGTTCCTGCTGCAGAAGGACCAAAGTCGAATGAAGTTACAGTTTCAGTTCCCTGTGAAATAGAAACACTACCACTAACATATCCTGCTTGAT